AGGAAGCAATTGTTTGGAATAATGAAAGTGGAATTATAAAATTTGGAACAACAAATACTGAAAGACTTCGCATCGACTCAAGTGGTAGAGTATTAATAGGAAACGAATCTGCTAGAACAGTTTGGGGTGGTAATCAAGCATTACAAGTAGAAGGATTAAACGGTGCAACTTCTTCTGCAAGTATAGTTAGAAATAGTAATGATAAATGGTATCCATGGCTAGGTTTTGGTAAGAGTAGAGGAACATCTGATGGTTCTTCTACTATTGTGCAGTCTGATGATATAACAGGTGTTATTACTTTTAATGGTGCTGATGGTGGAGATATGAATCCACAGACAGCATATATTGAATCCGTAGTAGATGGAGCAGTGGGTGTCAATAGTATGCCTGGTCGTTTAGCTTTCTATACAACAGCATCTGGTGCATATAATTCAACAGAAAGACTTCGCATCACATCAGGTGGTAACTTTAATTTTGCTAATCCACCATCAGGTAATATTATTACTAATAACCAATCAACTGTTTATGAAAATGCTGCGATAAACATCTATAGACTTGGTAGTGGTTATGGTAATATGCGTTTATCATCTAATTATGGTGTAGTTATTGCACTTGCTGGTGCGTCTAATAATACAGATGAGTTTACTATACAACAAGATAATACGAAAGATGCTTACATTACTAATGAAGCAAATAAGGAAATGTATTTCCGTACTAATAGTACAAATAGAATGACCATTGCTGCAGGTGGTAATGTTGGTATCGGAATTACAAATCCAGATGCATTATTACATCTTAAGTCTGCTTCAAGTCCTACTATTCATTTAGAAGATACCTCACAAACTACTAAATTAAAACTTTATTCTCAAGATTCAGATTCACATGTAGGAACATATAGTAATCATCCTCTTGTATTTGATACTAATTCAACAGAAAGACTTCGCATCGACGACAGTGGAAGAACATTAATTGGTCACGATACTAGTTTATCAGAAGGTTGTTTATTACAAGTAGCAAGAACAAACGATAATACGGTTGAACTTTTTGGATATTCTGCTAATGCAAATGGTGCAAGAATTAATTTTACAAAATCAAGAAATGGAACTATAGGAACTAATACAATTGTTCAGGATGGAGATGCAATAGGAGAACTGCATTTTAGAGCTGCAAATGGTGATGGTCAGTATTATAGAGTAGCAGCAATAGAAGCAGAAATGGATGGAACTCCAAGTACAACTTCTCTTCCAGGTAGACTTATCTTCTCTACTACAGCAGTTGATGCAACTACTCAAACAGAAAGACTTCGCATCGACTCTGCTGGCAATTTAAATTTGGGTGGAGGTGCAGCATCTTCAACACAGTATGGTAGAAATTTCCAAATACATGATACAGGAACAAGTGGTGCAACTTTACACCTAACAACTTCTGAGACTGGGACTGCAAATTCTGATGGATTTCATTTAGTTCAACAAGGAGTTCATCTTTATCACTGGTTAAGAGAAACAGGTGATCAGGTATTTGCTACTGCTGGAACAGAAAGACTTCGCATCACATCAGGTGGTGATGTAGAATTTAAAAATACTTCTGGTGTTACTTCTTGTACTTGGGATGCTTCTGCACAGAGTTTAATCTTTAAGGATGATTCAAAAGCAGTATTTGGTGATGGATCGGATCTTACCATCGTGCATGATGGATCACACGCATATGTTGATACGAATACTGGACTTTTTTATAGTGATGCTACTAATCATATTTTAAGGAATAAAGCAGGAACCGAAGATGTTGCAAAATTTGCTGAAGGTGCTAGTGGATGTATGTTATATTGCTCGAATGCAGTAAAATTAACTACCACTGGAATAGGTGTTTCTGTTGCTGGTGTTGGTAATACTGCATATATTGAAGGACCATCTGAAATATGGATTGATCCTCATCCTGCAGGTGTAGGAACAACAAGTGGTATTGTAAGAATTAGAGGTGATTTATATGTAGATGGCACAGAGTTTATTGTTGATGTAGATAAGTTAGAAATTGGTGACTTCCAAATTGGTATTGCATCAACTGCTAGTAGTAATGCTGTTCTTGATGGTGCTGGTCTTGGTATTGGTGCAGAAAGTATTAGAAAAACAATCACATGGAATAATGCTACCTCCGCATTAATGTCTAGTGAAAACTGGAACCTTGCATCAGGAAAGCATTATGAAATTGCTGGTACTGATGTACTAACATCTACTACTTTGGGTAGTGGTGTGGTCAATTCATCCTTGACTAGTGTTGGAACATTAACTGAGTTAATAGTTTCTGGTGTTACGACTACAACAGAAGGAATAGAAATTAAAAATGATACTTACAAATTGAGAGCTGGAACGGATCTTGAGATGCAGGTGTTTCATGATGGAACAGACAGTTTAATTAAAGATACACGCAACTCTGGAACTGTAAAAATACAAGCAGATAATTTTACAGTTATTGATAAAGATGCAGGCCAAACGATGCTTACTGCTGCTGTTGATGGAGCTGTTGGGCTCTACCATAGTGGGTCTAAAAAGTTGGAGACAACGGATACGGGTGTAAAAATTTCTGATGCAATTTTAGAAATAGCTGATACGTCTTGTCTTATTGACTTGATGGAGACCAGTGCAACAAATCATAGAATTAGAAATGGTTCTGGTAACTTCTATATTCAAAAAATAAGTAATGATAAGGAAACAACAACTAATCAATTGGTAATAGACGGTGGAACAGGAGAAACAGCCCTATATCATTCTGGATCAAAGAAACTTGCAACCACTAGCACAGGAGTTGTTATAACTGGTATTGCAACTGCAACTGATTTTGATTCCACATCTGATATTAGACTCAAGACTAATATTAAACCTATTGATGATCCACTTGCCAAGGTCATACAGATTGAGGGTGTATCATTCAACTGGAAGGAGAATAACAGACCAGCACTTGGTGTTATTGCCGATCAGGTTGAAGAGATAATTCCTGAACTTGTTCATGGTGATGATCCTAAGACTGTTAATTATAATGGATTGATTGGTTTATTAATTGAGGCAGTGAAGGAGCAACAAACTCAAATTGATTCTCTAAAAAATAGACTCTCTAAATTAGAGTAAAGTGAATATAAATATTAAAAAGTATCTTCTAGTAGTAAGTATAAAATAACATGGCATTTGAATTATCAGGATCGGTTATTATAGACCAACATAGGCAACTATTGAGTGTTGGTGTTATAACTGCCACGTCCTTAGATGTTTCTGGTGATGTAGATGTTGATGGAACATTAGAAGCAGATGCCATCACTGTTGCTGGATCTACACTAGCTTCAGTTATTGAGGGTACAACAGTTACTAATGCTACTAATGCTGCTAATGTAGCAATAACAGATGATACTACAGGTTCAGGAACTCATTACCTTCATTTTGGTAGTGCAACATCCAGTAATGATGGTATAGAAGTTGATAGTACAGGATTGGTTTATAAGGATGGTGATTTTGGTATCGGAACTGATGATCCAGATGGTAAACTAACTATTGGTGCTGATGGTGCTTTGGCACAATTAGAACTGAGGAGAACAAATGCAAATACAACTGGTGCAATTGGTGCAATTAACTGGACTGCATCAGATACACATTCTGTTGCAAATATCTATGCATTAGGTGATGGTGATAATGAAGGAGCACATTTAATATTTAAAACAACAAGTGCTGCTGCTGAAAATAATCCATATGGTACTGCCACAGAAGAAAGACTTCGCATCAGAAGTGGTGGTGAGGTTGCTATAGGCGGTCAGGGATATGCTGGTCAACCTTTTAGTGTGCAAACTTCATCTACAAATCTTGGGTATATGCAAAGCACAGGTACAACTCGTGCTGTGATGGCTTTCGTTGATGGCAACTCAACCGTTAATGTTGGGTTTGGAGCTATCGGAGATAATCATGTTTTCATGAAAGATGCAGTAGAAAAAGTTCGCATTGACTCATTAGGTAATGTTGGTATCGGATATACTAGAGCATCTAACTTCCTTGCTGGTGCTAATAATTTAGTTGTTGGTAGTGGAAGTGGTGATGAGGGAATAACAATTTATTCAGGATCTAGTGCATCTAATTATGGTTCAATTTACTTTGCTGATGGAACTAGTGGTGCCGCATTAAATAGGGGCATGATTAGATATGAACAAAATAATGAAGTTATGTCTTTCCATACCAATAATAACGAAAGACTTCGCATCACATTAGCAGGTGATGTTGGAATTGGAACTGTGACTCCCACTGCTAGACTTGATGTTCGTCGTGGTGATGCTGACGGTAAAATTGCAGAATTTCATCAAAGTACTGGTTATGGAATTGATATTGGTTCAAGTCAAGCAGCTGCATATATTTCCTCTGGTTATGGTCAAAGTTTTATTTTTAAAACAAATGCAGGTTCAGGTCAAGTAGAAAGACTTCGCATCACATCAGGTGGTTTAGTTGGTATAAAAACAGATGTTATGTTTAACGGTGCATTACTTTCTATTGGAAATGGGCAAGGTGCTAACACCCCATCAGGCGAACATATTAAAATAGCACCATCAGCAAATACTATTACATTCTTAGATTCAGCTAGTAATGCTAGTGATACAGGAAATGTTCAATTATGGAATACTGTTTATAATAATAGTTCTGCAAAAATTGAACTTTATCATCCAGCAGCAAATACAGGAGGAATAAAATTACATACCCATGATGGTACAAGTTTAAAAGAAAGACTTCGCATCCTTTCAAACGGTAGAGTTGGTATTAATTCAACAGTACCTACTACTCCATTAAATGTTCAGGCAGAAACTTCAACAGGAGTGTGTCTAAGATTAAATCAAGAACCAACTTATCAGAAATCATATATTCAATTCCAGGATTATGCAACTACTGGATCTGATTCGTGGATTATGAATGAAGGTACTGATTTAACTGTTTATGCTGGATATGGTGGAAAATTACATTTAGGTGCATATGATACAACTGGAATAACAGTTCTTAGTACTGGTAAAGTTGGTATCGGAACTGATAATCCATCAACAGCAATGCATCTATTAGCATCGGATTCTTACTTCACGATGCAATCTAGTTCAGCAAGTGGAAATGCTGGTATTTTATTTAAAGATAGTAGTGGAACACAGAATGCTGTTATTTTTTATGATTTTGATAATGATTATTTAAAGATAAGTACAAACGATGATACAGAAAGACTTCGCATCACATCAGGTGGAAACACTCAATTCTGGGGAACAAGAGCAGGTGCTTTACAACCTGAAGATGCTGATAATTTACAAATTTATACTAAGAGTGCTGATAATAGTATAAACAGAGGATCAGGTATAACTTTCTACAATCACGATAATAGTGGTTATGAAATGGGTGGAACCATTCAGGTAGCAAAAGAGAATGGAACTGCTGATAATGAAGCAGCATATATGAGGTTCTCCACCAGACCTGCAGGAGCAGCAGCACTAGAAAGACTTCGCATTCATTCAAATGGTCATATAGGCATTGGTGATGATATTACAAATGATACTGCATTTTTGAAAGTTATTGCTGCTGACGGTGAAGCAGATGATCAATATGCTATGCAACTTCATAATGAAGAAGCAACAGATGGAAGATCTTGGGGTCTAAGTATAAGAGCAGGATCTAATAGCACTGATCACGGTTTCTTGGTGGCTGATCACGATAATGCCAACAAACAATTTATGGTAAGAGGTGATGGTAAAGTTGGTATTGCAACTGATAATCCACAACAGATGTTGGATGTTAATGGTAATGCTGTCATTGGCCATCGACAAGTTACTGGTAATCCGGGAACAACTGTTGGTATAGCCACTATAAGAGGACATCATGTTAATAGTAATTCTGAGTATTCTGAATTATATTTTGCAAATAGTGAGAGTGCTGGTGGTTCAACCGCATCTATTAGAGCAGGAAGATGGGGTGATAATACTGGAACAAACTTAAGTTTTTGGACTCATGATTATGGTAGTGGTTCTGATGGAAATGGTAATGAAAGACTTCGTATCGATTCATCTGGCCGATTATTACTAGGACATACCCAATATCTTGATATAAGTAGTTATAAGTCTAACCTTCAGGTTGTAGGTACAGATGCTGATGGTTCATCTCTGGTAGTTTCTAGATTTAGTGATGATGCTAGTTCTTCTTCAATACATCTTACCAAATCAAGAGCTACATCTAAAGGTAGTCATACAAATGGAGATCTTCACGATGATGATGGAGTTGGAAATATTTTCTGGTGGGGATCTGATGGTAGTGAGTATGAAGAAGTTGCAAGAATTGGTGTAGAAGCAGAGGCAGCATTTACTGGTAGTAGTACTCCTGGTAATTTAACTTTCTGGACTACAGCATCTGGGGCAACAACAGCAACAGAAAGACTTCGTATCGGTCCTTCTGGACAACTTGGAATCGGTGGTGCAAATTATGGAACTGATGGTCAAGTTTTAACAAGCACAGGATCAGGTTCAGCACCTGCATGGGAAGATGCTTCTGGTGGTGGAGGAGGAGGAGGATCTAGTGTATGGGTATCAAATGATACTGGTATTCACACCACATCTAATGTTGGAATAGCAACCACTACTGCTTCTGCTGTGCTTGAAATTGGTAGCACTGGTGTTACTACTGCCACAACTGTAATTAATGCACAGGCATGGGATGGTCAAGTATTTAATGTTGATGGTAATATTACATCAGATTCTATTTTTGCCGTTAATGATATAAGTGGTCTTCCTGTAATAGATTTTAATGCTACTCATGGACAGTTATCATTAGGAGCGTTTGGTGGCAATGTTTCTATTGGTTATACTAATGCGGGTACTAAACTTGGTCTTAAAGGTAGTACATCTGAAAGAGTTCATGTATCAACAGGATCATCATTATCTAATGTGGTAAATGATCAAATTAATATTGATAATGGAAACGTTCATTACTATAGTGTTCCTGAAACTGGTGGTGATTTAACAGCTGTTGATATTACATCAAATAATGGACTTAATAATGATATGGCAGTAGGAGACTCGGTTACTGTTGTTGTTATTATAAGACCAGATAGTTCCTCTGACAAGATTACTGGTATTGAGATAGATGGTAGTGCAGTTACCGAAGAATGGTTAGGGGGTGAGGCTCCAAATGGTGGTGCTTCTAATACTTATGATGTATACACATTCTTCATACTTAAAACTGCCGATGCAACATTCCTTCCTCTTTGTAATAAAGTTAATTTTGCATAAGATATTATGACTCCTTTTCTACAAGTATCTTCATTAGGTGGTGGTCCTGCAGGTCATTTGACTGCAGCACAACCTGTACCAGATGCCGATCCTGGGCAGGTTGTATTTGATACACCTGGATCATCAAATTGGACTATTCCTGCTGGTGTAACTTCTATAAATATTTGCTGTGTTGCTGGTGGAGGAGGTGGAGGATATTGTAATGGAAATAATGAACAATCTGGTACTGGTGCAGGAGGTGGAGCTCTTGCATGGAAGAATAATGTTTCGGTAAGTCCTGGTCAGGTTATGGAAGTATATGTTGGTGAAGGTGGTGCAGGTGGTGTTTCTGGTAGTGAAACCACTAAGATTGGTGAGGATGGTGGAGATAGTATAGTTAAGAATGAAAGTAATAGTGATATTGTTCTTTGTCACGCAGAGGGTGGTGAAGGAGGTGGTTTTTCAGAAGAAGAAGAATCTGCTCTAGGTGGAGTAGGAGGAAATATGATTGTAGGTGATGGAGGTGGTGAAGGTGGTGCTGGTGGTAAGAGTATGAACAAAACCGGCGGCGGCGGTGGCGGCGGTGCTGGTGGATATGAAGGAAAAGGTGGTGATGGTGGTTACGGAAATAATGAGTCATATAGTGTTGGTGAAGATGGAGCTGGTGGTGGCGGTGGCGGTGCTGCTACTCAGAGATATGAAGCTGAAGGGAGGGTTTGGTCTAATGCTGGAGGAGTTGGTCTTGTTATAGAAGGTGCTAGTGGTGCAGGTGGTACACTTGAAGGTTCTGGTGCTGGTGCAGGAACTGCTGAGGCTAATCCTATAGGACATGGTGGAAGTGGTGGAGCAGATGGAGCAGACGAACAGGCGGGAGCTTATGGTGGAGGTGGTGGAGGTAGAGAAGATGATACTCCCGGATCAGGTTCTCCTGGTGGAAAAGGTGGTATTAGAATTATATGGGGATCTGGTCGTACTTATCCTAACAATTCTTCAGATGTATAGTGTATAATATAGTTGACGAATATTTTTTATTATGGAGAAAGAAATAAAATTAAATATACCTGAAGATAAATTAGATTTTATCTATCATGTTAAGGGTGCATTAAGTTTTAATCAATGTAATAATATAATTAAATTTTATGATGATAATGAAGAATATTATCAAAAAGGTAGTGTTTATGATCTTAACTCTAAATCAAAAATATCAACATCTTCTGAACTTAAAAAGTGTACTGAGATTTTTGTGAGTACAAATCTTTTAATTGAAAATAAATATTTTCAATCTTTTGATTCAATAATCATAAAAATTATTGATGAATATAAAATAAAATATAATTTTCTTAATTATGGACCACGATGGGGAATGAATAAGGTTTTTAAGATACAAAAATATTTACCATCTGAGGGGTATTTTGCCACACATTGTGAAAATCAGGGTTCATGTGATACTACTAGGAGAATGTTAGCTTGGATGGTTTATCTTAATACTGTTACAGATGGTGGAGAAACAGAGTTTCCATGTCAAGGAGTTAAGTTTCAACCACATTGTGGTGATGTTTTAATATGGCCAGCATATTGGACTCATCCTCATCATGGATTAACATCTCCATCACAAGAAAAGATTATTATGACTGGTTGGTATAGTTATTATGATACTTGACACTCTTTTATAAATACACTATAATAGTCTCATCTTCATCATCCTTGTAGATTCGGGAATGAAGTCACTTCTCTGTGGTGGGAGAAGTGTGTTGGTGAG